GCCCGACAAGAACAGGACGCCACCCTTTAAGAAAAATAGAACTTCTTCTTGATAACTCTTCATATCCTATTCTTTCTGTTCTTCTATTTGGTTTAACATATTCAAAATAAGAACCAAATGTCTTTCCGCCCATAGGTAAACGACGAAGGTTCTCTGAGCAATATGAAACGATTGCATTAGGCATTTGGCCGTCTACCTTTATCGTAACAACAAATAAACTAAATATTTTTGCAACAAAATGTCTTATATATCTCCAACATCCAGCAATAATACCGATTGCTGCTCCACCTGCAAGCATCATAGGAACTTCCATAAAAAACCTTTCTTTAAATCTAAAGTAATCATAACATAACTAAATTAAAGATACCAGCATATTTTAAATTAAAACATAATAAATAATGTGGAGAACGAAATGGATGATATACAGAAAATGGATGAAATAAGCCAATTAGACTCAATGAGTCATGAAAAGAAGAAAGAAGTTGCAGTACCCAAAGATAAATTCGATTTATTTTACAAAGAATTCGAATATGTTGAAGATATTGTTGAAACAGATGAGTGGAAAGAAATATATTCTAATTATTATGACTTCGACAAATCTGAATTAGGTATAAAAATAAATGAATCTGAATATGATATTGAGTCATATGATAGCGAAAAGCAAATATCAGAAATTATAAAATGCGTCAATAGCTTTTCATATTTCTGCCACAAATACGTAAAAATTAATCACCCAATTCATGGTTTGATTCCATTCAAATTATATGCTTATCAAAAGAGAGTGATTGATGAATACACAAGTAATAGATTCAACATCCTTAGTAAATTCCGTCAAGGAGGTCTAACAACCACATCAGTACTATGGTCTATGTGGAGATGTTTATTCCAAGTTGACCAACAAATCATGGTTATGTCTAAAACTGACCGTGAAGCCATAGCTGCTGGAGAAATTGTAAAAAGAGCTTTGGAACACTTGCCCGAATGGTTGATGTGCAAAATGGGCAAAAATAATGACCATGAAAAAGAATTTAAAGCAACAGGTTCTAGGCTTTCATTCTACACACCTGAAGCTGCTCGTGGTAAATCTTGTACTTTACTAATTATTGATGAAGCAGCATTTATCCCGTATATGGAAAAACACTGGAAGTCCATGTATCCAGTTATTGCAACTGGTGGTGCTTGCTGTGTTGTTTCAACAGTGAATGGTCTTGGTAATTGGTATGAAGAAATATATCATGAAGCAGAAAATAATAAAAATCCATTTAATGTAATTGATTTAGATTTCTGGGAACACCCAGAATATAATGACCCTGAATGGGTTAAGAATACAAGAGCAAATTTAGGAGAAAAAGGTTGGCAGCAAGAAGTACTTCGTTCATTCTTAGGGTCAGGTGAAACCTATATATCTCCAAATATCATAGCAAAATTAGACAAAGAAACTAGAGATAGAAAGCCATTAAGAGCGTTGTTTGAAAAATGGAAAGGCGTTGGAAGAGATAAAGATAAAGTTCTTGGAGTAGGCGCTTTTTGGGTGTTTCAAGAACCAATTGAGGGACACGAATATATTATAGGAGTTGATTGCGCCGAAGGTGTCGGAGAAGGTGGAGACTATAGTGTGTTCCAAGTTTTAGACCAAGCTACCTTAGAACAAGTTGCAGAGTTTTATAGCAACACAGTTCCACCCCATGAATTTTCTCAAATTTTAAATGAAACAGGATATCTTTACAATACAGCATTAATCGTTGTAGAAAATTTAGGAATAGGTTCCGCAATAATTAATTCATTAATTCATGATTTATCTTATGAAAATATATTTTATGGTGGAACAAGGGGCAAGCAACAACAGCCCGGAATAAAAACAAATAAAAGTAATAGGCCCGTTATTTTAGAAACATTACAGAATCGACTTATCAATAATGTGTTAAAAATAAACAGCCATAGATTTGTTGATGAATTAAAAACCTTTATTTTTAATGCAACACGAAAAGCAGCCGAAGCACAAAAAGGAAAACATGATGACGCTATAATGGCATTAAGTTTTGCTATACACGTTAGAGATTTGCAAATGCGTGATGTTCCGGTAGGCGCTGATGTTCCAGCCGAAATGATTAATATATTCAAAAGTGAAGTATACGAAGAAATAAGACAAGAAGTTAAAAGAGGGGCACCAGAAGATTGGCTTTCAGATGAAGATGAAGAACCAATCTTTATTCCTAATGATGATGTACTGTCTCCTGTTTTGTTTGATATAAATAGACCTAAAGACGCCCTCCTCAAGGAATTTGGCTGGATGATAAATTGGTTATTTTTGGGTCTATGTATGATGTGATAAATTAGTTATTTTCGGATGGTAACATACTACATAATAATATGATAACCAAACAAGAATTAGAATACTTATATTTAAAAGAAAATAAAACATTAAAAACAATTGCTAAGATAAAAAATTGTTCCTATGGTAAAATTCATAAACATATGGAAAAATATCAAATACCTCGGAGAAAGGGAGGGTTTAAAAAAGGAATTAAATTTAGCGAAAAACATAAACAAAATATAAGCCTATCAAAAACTGGTTCGCTTCATCCAAATTTCGGAAAAAAATGTTTTCATTCCAAAAGATATTGGTATGTATGCCCAAATGGAGAAACTGTTTCTATGAGAAGTCGATGGGAAGTGGCATATGCGAAATATCTTGATAAAAACAAAATACAATGGTCTTATGAGCCTGAAACATTTATTCTCAAAAGTGGAACAGCTTACACTCCAGACTTCTTGATTCTTAAAACAAATACTTATGTAGAAATTAAGGGATGGTTAAAAGATTCTGACATCGTAAAAATGAAAGAATTTCAAAAAGAAAATAAATTATTGATATTACAAAAAAAACAATTAGAAGAATTAGGTGTTGATTTAAAAAAAAGTTTTATTGGTGCCCCAAGACCTATGAAAAAATGCATTCAATGCAATGATTTGTTTTTTAGAAAATCAAAAGAACAAAAATTTTGTTGTAATAAATGTAAAAATAAATGGTTAGCAAATAACAAAAAAATAAAAACAAAAAAATGTATTCAAACTAATAGGATAAAAAGAAAATATTCATTGTCACAAAAAGGCGAATTAAACAATAATAGTAAAATAACAGAATCCGATGCTATTGAAATTATATCAATGAGAAAAAAAGGAAAAACTCTAAAAGAAATATCAATTAAGAAGAATACAAGTATAGGTAATGTTGGCAATATAATTAAAGGAAGGTCTTGGAAATATTTGCCAAGATAAACAAAAAATGAGAACATTTTCTAAATTCGTAGAAGGTCAAGAAATCAGACTTTGGGTAGATGATTTACGTGACCCTAAAGAAAGCGATGCTAAAAGAAAAGGTGCATCTGGAAATGAGGTGTGGGTTAAAACTTCTGATGAAGCTAACAGAATTTTGGCCACAGGAAATGTTATAAGTATATCCTTAGATGGAGATTTGGGGATAGACGAAAATGGAAGTGATTTATCCGGTACAGAGGTAAGTAAATTTATTCAGAAATTAGCCTTCAATAATCAAATACCAAGATTGCAATGGGCTATTCATACAGATAATGGTGGTAAATTCAAATCTATGACAATGGATTTGACAAGAGCAGATGATTTTTGGGATAGACATGAGCAAGAATAGTAGAAAAAATGAATCAATTAATCTTTTAAGACGTGCGGTTACATTATTACCTAATGAGAAAGCAAAACGTCATGTAAATAATGCCTTGGCCGAATTATACAAAAGTGACAAAAAGAAAAATAAAAAAATGGAACAAGAAACTGTTGAGCAAAAGTGGAAAGAAGATTTGAAGAACCGACTTGTAAATCCTTTAGATGGTAGAAGAACATTAGATACCATAGAAGCCATGATAGAAACAGAAAAAGCTAAAGCAGAATTAAAGAAAGAACAATCAAAGAAAGAAAAGAATAACACAGACACAGATGAGTTAACTCTCACAGATTTAACTCTTTTTGATTAAACTTAATAATAATCAACTACTCTAATATATAAAGAGAAGATTATAGGAAACAATATATGCCTTTTTGGTCTGATTTATACAAACTGTGGACTTACGCTTTTGAGAAAGACCCTCTTTCAAGAAGAACAGATGACTCTGGAATTTCCGGTGCTGGTGTTACTCAGCCTGAAGCTATTCCAGATATTCGTCAAGATGGAAGTTTTTGGGGTGGTGGTAAAGGTCTAGTCCGTCTTAGAGATACTAACGATTTTATTGACCTGTCAACTGTTTCAAACAGAAAAAGTCGATACAAAGAATACGAGAGACTTAGAAATGTTCCTGAAATAGAAACCGCTATGACCGTTTTTGCTGATGAAGCTTGCCTTGCAGGAGCGACTAAAATAGCTACGGTTGCTGAAGGATTAGTTTCTATCAGGAAATTAGCTGAAACCAAAACAGAACCATTTTTAGTCTACTGCTGGGATTTTGAAAAAAATGATTACACAATAGGGTGGGCTTATGACCCACGCTATGTTAAGACAGATAAAACAATTAAAATCACATTAGATAATGGGAGATTTTTCACCTGTACTCCAGACCATCGTGTTTTAAAAAGGAATGGACAATTTATAGAAGCAGGAGAAATAACAGAAGGTACAGAATTAATGCCCTTCTACAGAATCCCTGCCAATTATGAAAAGACCCAAATAAAAACAAAACAATTCCCAAGAATATTTACATTCACAGATGGTTGGAAACATGAAAGACAATTCATTGATGAATGGAGATTGGGGCGTCGTATTGAAAAATATAGCAAAGTAAATGAGGCTTGTCGAGCTTTAGCGGCTGGATTAAGCACAAGAAAAATAGCTAAAATAATGGGCCATCAGTGGTTCAGCATAGATTCATGGATAGCTAAAGAAGGATTTTCTACTTCTGAGGTAAAATGGCTTGGCAAAAAAGAAGATGTAAGACGTGTTATCGGGGTTCACAAAGAACGTACTGAAGACGTATACGATTTATCCGTAGAAAAACATATGAACTTCTGCGGCGACTCTTGTATTTTTCATAATTGTCAAAGAGGAGATAATAACCACGTATTTGATATTATTGTTAAAGATGATGATGTCAAAAAAGAATTAGGTTTCTTATTCTTCCACAGAAAAATGTTGAATATGGATAGAAGGATTTGGAGTAGGTCAAAAAATCTATTCATTATGGGAGATGAATTCTGGGAAATCGTTATAGACCCAGACAATCCAAAAGATGGTGTCTTAAAAATTCAAGAGTTACCTGCTGATAGTATGTTTAGAATTGAAACCACAAAAGGAAAACTTGTGGAATTCCAACAGGCTAAAGAAGGACCAGATTATCAAGCATTAACAAAAGCTCCTATTCCACAAGCCACAGAATCATCTATTCAACAATCAAAAGCAATAAGATTTACTCCAGACCAGATTGTTCATATGAAAATTGGAGATGATAGAAAAACATTCTATCCATATGGTCAAAGTCTAATAGAACCAGCAAGAGGCCCAGCACACCAATTGCGTCTTATGGAAGATGCAATGGTCGTATATAGATTGAGTAGAGCACCAGAAAGAAGAGTGTTTTATATTGATGTTGGAACTCTTCCACCATATAAAGCAGAAGCTTTTATTGAAAGATTAAAAGACCAATTTAGAAAGAAAAAAGTTTCTAGTAGAACAGCAAGTGGCGCAACTGGTGCATCTGCTGTCGAAGAAAGATGGCACGCTCGTGCGGCTGATGAAGATTATTGGTTGCCAATTCGTCCAAATGCCAATACCAGAATTGACACTCTCCCCGGAGCACAAAACTTAGGAGAAATTGATGATGCCGTATATTTCAGAAACAAATTGTTTACGGCTTTAAATTTCCCAAAAAATTACATGTCCAATGAAGATGTGCAAACAACAAGAATTGCTTTATCTGCACAGGATTGTAAGTTCGCTCGACTTGTTGAAAGATTACAAAGTCATGTAGAAGATGGACTCTGGACTGTTGCTGAGAGACATCTGAAACTACGTGGATTCCCAGAGGAATCTTTTGAAGACCTTATTATAAAATTAACTCCTCCTTCTGATTGGAGAGAATTAAGTAGAGCAGAAGTTGTGACTAATAGAATCAATAATGCAAACAGCTTAAAGAGTTCTATGTTAATGTCTGATTATGACATCCTTACACAATGGATGAAACTTAATGAAAATGAAGCAGACGATATGATGTCAAGGATGAAGGTTCAAAAACTTGAAGACATGAAACTTCAAGTTCTGGCACAAAATCCTCAACTTCTAGGTGTTGGAGTTCCCAGTATAAGAGACCAAGAAGTTTCTGCCGAGGGGCCAAGTCAAATGCCACAACAACCGCCTGAAGGTGGTGCGCCGACAGAAATGGGAGCAGAACCCCAAGCCCAACCACAAGGGGGAACGCCGCCGCCAACGAGTGGAATCGCACTTCCTAAGCCATCAACAGATGATTTAAAGAAGTATGATTTACAAATTCAGACATATAGTAGCGAACAAGACCACGAAGATATAGATTTTAGTGTATAAATTGTCAATTATCTCGTATAGATAAAATATGAAGATAAAAGAATTATTTGTTTTACTATGTTTATCCTTCTTGTTGCCTGCTTGTACTACTATCAACACGACATACAACTACAATAATAAATCTACATCTAATTTGTTTACTTATGCCGTATTACCCACTGTAAAAGTCAATAATAATTCTGGCGCAGGGGTAGTAATAAAAATTGTTAAAGGGGCATTCAAAGACAAAGTTTATATTTTAACTGCGGCTCATGTGCTGACCGCAATGAAAACAACAGAAAAAAAAATAGGTTTTCCACCTCCCAAAATGTTACCTACTACCCAGCCTACTACCCAACCTGCTAAAACGTCCATTATGCCGAATGAATCATTTTCATTAATGGGAGAAAAAGATTTTATAATAATTTCATTTACCAAAAAAGTTGATATAAATGAAACAAATATAGAATTCTATGTTTATGATAATAATGGCAAAGTAAGAGAAAAAGTAAGAGAAAAAGCAAAAGTCATTAAAAGAAATAAGGATATAGATTTTGCTCTATTGGTTGTAGAAACTAGACCAAATTTAGCAAAAGTATCTCGCATCGCCAAAGTCAATCCAAGAATAGGAGATACGCTATATTCAGTAGGCACAGCAGGAATAAGAGCCGGAACCCCTGTTCTAACCAAAGGGGAACATGGGGGTTGGTATAATCACAAGAAAACTCAACAAGGAATATACACTGGAGGAACATTTTTTGGGGATTCCGGCGGTCCTGTGTATAATGATTCTTTTGAGTTAGTAGGAATTATTATTGCCGTCCGAAATCCAGCTTGGCATATAGGGTTTTATCTAAACATAATAAATTTAAATTTATTAGATTGAAATTATTCATCACCGCCTGATTCTAAACCGGGACTTCCATCTGCATCTGATGGGACTACTTCATCTTTATTCATGTCATCCTCATGTGGGGATGTTGGACCTTCATCAGCATTAATATCATCTAACATAGACTTAATTTCGGGGTCCATGTCTGCTAATTGCGCAATAAAACGTTCTACATGTTTGCGATGTTTTCTCCAAGCTACCTTGCAAATTCTGAAAATAATATCTTCAGACAATTCCTTAATTTCAGGATTAACACCTGATTCTTCTTGTTCGATGTAGTAGTCTGTAAATCTTTTCATATAAATTTCCTCAGTTTTGACCGCTCGTGCATACTATATCTATAGTCGTGATGTAGATATTGGTCAAAAAGTTTTATGTAGAATGGCCACTATATAAAAATAAAATAATTCTAAACAAGAAGCTTGCAAGCCAAGGAGCCACATATTATGAAGAGAAAATTAATCAGCTATGATGTGTTCGAGAGTATCAAACGTGATTCACTCTCTAACTCAGAGCAAGAATTATCGGAAGCCGCACCAGTTCTAGCAAGGGCATTAGAAGTAGAGCAATTAGAGTTGCTAAGCTTTGGTCCTGAGAACGTTCTTTTTGAAGCTATAGATGGAACTTATGTCCATGCCAGTTACACAATGGACAAAGAAAATATCAGTTTCGAAAACATCGAACAACTAGCCATCGACGACGAGACAGAAAAAGAAGCTTCGAAAGAAGCTGTTTCTTTGATGCTCGACGCAATCATCGAAGGCAATACTGACAAGGCAAATTCGCATTTCGAAGAGTATGTTTCACTGCCTAATACTCATCGTGTAATGAAAGAAGGCTTTGCTATTAAGTCTCAAGTAACTACGGGTCGTGGTACTCATAGTAAGAAAAAGGGAAAGAAACGTGCGGGTGGAAATCGTGCGGCACGTATGGCTGGTAAAACCAGAAAACGTCGTGACCGTTCTCTGACTCCGGGCCTGAAGAAACTTATGGACCGTAAAAGAGAAATCGCAAGAAAGAAACTTGGTGGTCGTAAGGCAAAAACTGAGCGTGGGCAACGACAAGTAAGAGTCACGCTTCGTAGAGTGAAGCCATCCTCGATGAAAGAATGGAATAACATTTGCGAAAACGTTTTTGATTATATTGATTACAAAACCTATGGTCCCGTTCTTGATAAAGCAACAATTAATCATGACGACAAAGGAAATGTAGTTAATATTGCAATTCCAAAGACCAAAACCAGAAACGAAGCTAAACTTCTTAGTTTTGACTGGAATACAATGGCAACGGACGTGAAGGTTCTTCGTGGCTCGGGTAAATACCTATGTGAAAGTAATGATTTCTGCAAAGCCATCGCAGACCTGAAAAGACAAAATGCTGTTTCCGATAGTGCTGCTCTGGAAGAGTCGCTTGAAAATATCGTAAGTCAGTGGCCAAACGTTTTGTATCTGACTCAGGAAGAACTAACTGGAACTATTAAATGCGCATTAGAAACTGTTGATGCTAAAAATTATGATGACAACACATGCGAATTTATGTCCGAAGGAATCCTTAGAACTGCACATCACGCTTACGTAGACAGAGTAGAAAAAATTATGCGACTGTCTGGCGCAAAAGTAAATGAAGACGCAGAAGATAAGTATTCTGAGTTCAAAAATACAGTAGATGCTTATTTCCCAACATTAGACGAATCGGCAATGTTAGAAATGCAAGTATTTGCAGACCTTTATGAAGCAATTAGAAATATACATGAATTAGCCAAAGAAGATGGCAATGAAGAACTTGCAATTGAGACAGGTACACAACTCGAAGAGTTGATTCCTGTCTTGCAGCAAGAAACTGCACCTTCGCTTGATATAGCCGCAAACGCAGCCGCTTGGCTGACAAGTGTGGTTGAAACCAATTTGGAAACTACTCCTTGGGACGCATCAGGGATGAGTCCAAATAATCAAGTATATATTACCAATCATGGTGAGCATCCCCGAATGGCACAAAATGCCTCTAAGGGTTATTCGCCAGCAGCCGATGCTTCTGGAAATTGGGGCGACTCAGCGCCAGTAAGTGATGGCAAGAATTATAAAGGAAGCTTGGCTGATGAGATGAGAAGCCGTGCTTGGGGTAATATTGGTGGTGGAGATACGTATCCTTCATTACAGAATCCATACATTCCTTCCGCACAGATTCCAACTATGGTTCCGGCAACGGGCGTAGATAAGGAAGCTGGAAATGGTGTGAATGATGGCGGGAGTGACACATGGCCTGCATTGCAGAATCCATACATCCCACAGGCCGGTGATTATACAATCAAAGGCGAAACAGGCGTAGATAAACTTTAAATAAAGCGAGGTATGATAATGGAATTACTTCTGGAACACGATGTAACTCCGGGGACGAGTTATGATGAATGCCTGCTATATGGCGGGTCTGGATTCGTTCTCAACGAGGCTGTAAACCTCAATGAAGCATCAGATTCGAGTGTTAAGACTCTTAAGTTTCGTGGAAAGTTTCAAGAAGCTGACACGGTTAACAAAAACAAAAGGTCTTACCCGAAAAATGTGCTAGATTCAAATCTCAAAAGACTTGAAGAAATGATGAACACTGGGGGTCTGTGTGGTGAGTTAGACCACCCCACAGATTCTATTGTTCACTTTGCCAACGCATCTCACAAAATTATTAAACTCTGGTGGGAAGATAATGTAATGATGGGGGAAGGATATATTCTTAATACCCCACATGGAAAAATCCTCCGTTCGCTCATCAATGATGGCGTAAGAATCGGAATTAGCAGTAGAGGTGTAGGTAACGGACAAGTCGATGAAAATGGAATCCTCGTCATTGGGGAAAGTTATAAACTAATAACATTTGATGCTGTTGCAGACCCAAGTACGCACGCAGCATTTCAGAAAAAAGTAAGTAGTAGTCGTGAAAGTGTCACGCCTACTCCAGTAATTGATAATAATTCACAGAAAAATGAAGCGAGCAGCATAGATACCGTCAGCAAAGAGGTTCTAGTAGCTTGCATCACTGGAATTGCTAAAAGAACCACTAATGAAATTAAAGCGAGGTTAAGCTAATGGATAAGATGACAGAAGCACTAAGTAAACTTTTACCTGAAGACCAAGTAAAAGAAGTAGCCACGGTTATTGAGGAAGTTATTAATGACTCAAAAGCCGAATTAGAAAAAGAATACAACGAGCAACTAGAAAAAGCTTATGAAGGTCTTACCAGTGAGCTTAAGACGGCTGAAGAGACTGGAGAGCAGGGCTATCACGAAGCTTTCGGCGTAATCCAAGACCTTCGCAATCGTCTAGAAACTCAGAGAGCCGAATTCGAGACCGCCCTCGAAGAAGGATATGAAGAGGCTTATCAAATGTTAATTACCGAACGTGGTAAAAACGAAAACATTTCCTCTGACCTCTATGAAGAGTATGACAAGAAACTCGGCGAGATGAAAGAATTCTTGGTTGACAAGATTGATGAATTCCTTCAGCAGAAGGGTTCAGAACTTTATGAGCAGGCAAGACGTGATGTTCTTAACGACCCACGCTTAGTCGAGCACAAAGTAACACTTCAGAAAATTATTGAAGAAGTTTCTGATTATATCACTGATGAAGACTATGCTTTGGCAACAAATGCAAAGTTGGAAGCATCTGATAAGAAAATTGATGAGCTTAAAGGCCAGTACAGATTGCTTGAAGCTCGTAATATCAGAATGTCTACCGAAAATACGAAACTTAATGAACAAGTTCGTAAAGATAGAGAACTGATTCAAGAACATACAAGTAGTGACGAATACACACAAAAGAAAGAAAGAGCAAGAAAGGCAAAGAAAGTTGAGGGGCGAGGAAAGCAGGTAACTGAAAATACTGAAGTTATTGGAGAACATCAGGAAAATACAGTTACAAACGAAGATGGTGATAACACCATTTCCGAAAGTATGACTCCAGAAGCAATTCATAAAATGAAAGTATTGTCTGGACTCATCAGAGACGATGATTAAACAAACCAAATTTAGAGAGGATTTAATATGAATGCTAACGCAAGATTTCTCAACGAAGCCCGTGAATTAGAGGGACGTTGGGGACAAACTGGTTTGCTAGATGGCATCGAAGACCGCTTTGTACGTTCTACAACTGCCGTACTTCTAGAAAACCAAAGACTAATGAATGAAGTTTCGACTGATACGAGTGACATCGCTCAGTTCAAGAGAATTTCCATTCCGCTGGTCAGACGTATTTACCCCCAGTTGATTGCTAACAAAGTTGTATCCGTACAACCTTTGCTTGGCCCTACTGGATTAGTTTACTACCTGAGATTCCGCTACAGCAGCAACAAGGGTGCTATTCAGGGCGCAACCAATAACACTGGTTTCCCGACTGATGACGCAAACTCCTTGCAGCAACTCGCTGATGGTACTGCGAATCTTAACATTTTCTACTCCAGTCAGTTTGTAGAGAATGAGACAAGCAGCACCGACGCAGGTGCAGATATAACTTCAGTATTCACTCCGTTGCAGCATACGCCTATTCTTGCTGGTACGATGACTGGTACTGTTTTTGATGGTGCAACAGCCGTTGCTACCTTCACCGTAACTGAAGCTGGCGTCTTTGCGTTTACCGCAATCGGTGCTCCAGCAACAAATCCAATTACGGCTGGCTCAAGTATTGATCTCACCACTGGTGAACTTGTCATTGTTTGGGATGGCGCTCCGGGTGCAAATAATGTTGTAGTCAGTTATGAATATAACATGGAATGTAACCAAGACCTTCCAGAAATCAACTTGGTCATCGAGTCGGAAGAAATCGTTGCCAAGACGAGAAAACTGAAAGCAGTCTGGAGTTACGAGGCACAGCAAGACTTGCGTTCGCAACACAACCTCGACGCAGAGGCAGAGTTGACCGCAGTTCTGGCACAGGAAATTAACTTGGAAATCGACCGAGAGGTACTGACTGACCTTCGTAATAACGCTGGTACAGTTTCCTCATGGGACTTCAATACCGCACTTGGCGATACCATTAAAGAGAAGTACGAATCTCTTTATGTCAAGGTCGTAGAAGTTTCGAACGTCGTTCACCGTAAGACCCTGAGAGGCGGGGCAAACTGGATTGTAACTTCACCAGAAGTAGCATCCATCTTTGAAACCGCCACTGCTGGTTTCGCACCAGCTTCCTCAGAGACTTTCACCAGCAGCCTTGGCATCCAGTATGTCGGCACGGTTAATAACCGCTGGAGAATGTACAAAGACCCACTGTTCCCGACTGGTCAGATTTTGATGGGTTATAAGGGTGACAGCTACATGGACAGCGGATATTTCTACTGCCCATACGTACCGCTGACGCAGACCCCAGTTGTTCTTGACCCTGAGAGCTTCTGTCCTCGAAAAGGAATATTAACAAGATATGGTAAAAAGCTCTTGCGTGAAGGAGCGAAATTTTATGCCAGATTGAGCATTGCAAATTTCGTTATCTAAAAATTACCCGCAATAGTTAGACGAACATAAAGCCCCGTCAGAAATGACGGGGTTTTTTATTATAAATTTTATGTTTTAGTATGGGTTTTCTAACTGACATGACTATAATATCTTATGACTAGAAAACATTATTATAAATCAGAAAAGGCAGGAGAATTCGTATGCGATTCTTCTTATGAACTTAAAGCTTCAATAATTTTGGACAATGATGAAAATATTTTAACTTATGAAACTCATAGAGGTTTCAAAAGTGACAAAGGAAAAAAAAGAATATTTGATTTCTTGATTACAAAAAAAGATGGTTCTAAAACATTGATTGAAGTTAAGCCTATTAAAAGGCTTTTAGAATTTAAAGACCAAATAGATGATAATTTAAACTATGCTCAAAAATGTGGTTATAATTTTGAAGTTTGGACAGAGAGTAATTTAGGGTTTAAAGATTCAGAAGATGCTAGAAAATGGTTTATCAATCAAGAAATAAAGAAAAATCCAAATTATTTAGAGTTTCTCAAACAATTAAACCGTGAAAAAGCCAAACGACATTACGACAAAAAAATATCTAAAAACAAAACAACTTTTTTTTGCGGGTTCTGTAAAGAAGAACATACAATCCTCCAAATAACTTACGATAGAAATGTAGCCAAAAACGGTAGATTTATATGTATAAAAGAAAATGGTCACATTGTAGGAAGCAATCCAAAACCACATTTGAAAAAAGATAATCCTTACGCTGACGAGGGCAAAAAACAATGCACTAAATGCCAAAGAATTATCCCATTTGAATGTTTTGGGAAAGACAAATCTAGGTCAGATGATTATGCTTCTAGATGTAAAAAATGTAGAGCGGCTATTGCTAAAGAAAAATATATTGACTAAAAAAGATATATA